TTCAAGCAATACCTCCCCGATGCAGTCCGAGACGATGCTGGACAGTCCTTTTAAGACCCGACCTAATCCAAATCAATGACAACTAAGCCCAAACGATCCAAGCCGGTGCGAGGGGCAACCAAGCCACGGCTTCACAGTCCACTTCTCAAGGGCGAAAACAAGCTGCAAGATGTAAAAGATCTCTGCGAGATTGTGAAGATGCCCCTGCTTCCATGGCAGGAGTTTGTACTCAAGGACATGCTGACTGTGGACAAAAAAGGCATGTGGATTCGTAAGACAAACCTGATTTTGGTAGCGCGACAGAATGGCAAGACCCACCTAGCGCGTATGCTGATACTGGCTCACTTGATTAAGTGGAATACCAATGTGCTAATCATGAGCTCTAACAGAAGCATGGCTTTAGACACCTTCAGACAAGTAACCAGCCTATTGGAGAACAATGACCACCTCAAAGGATTCGTTAAACAGATCAGACACGCTAACGGCACAGAGTCAATCGAGATGCTCTCTGGAGCGCGCCTTGATGTCGTTGCTGCAACTAGAGATGGATCTCGCGGTAGGTCAGTCAATGGATTGCTCTACATCGATGAAGTCCGAGAAATCACAGAAGAAGGATTTAGAGCTGCTACTCCAACGACTAGAGCTCACCCAAATAGTCAGACGCTTCTTACCTCCAATGCTGGAGATGCATTCTCAACTGTGCTCAATGACCTGCGAGAACGAGCAATAGACTACCCGCCTAAGTCTTTTGGCTTCTATGAGTATTCTGCGCCACAGTATTGCAAGATAACAGATCGCGATGCATGGGCTATGGCTAATCCTTCTCTGGGGTACACCATCACAGAGGAAGCAATTGAGGAAGCAATAGCAACAAGCCCGATTGAGAACACGCGCACAGAGACTCTTTGCCAATGGATCGACTCCCTAAGTAGCCCATGGCCGCATGGCATCTTGGAAGAGACAAGCGATTCAGAGTTAGAGATAGTCGCTGGCATGTACACAGTCTTTGGATTTGATGTAAGTCCGAGCAGAAGAAATGGCTCACTCGTTGCTGGAGTCCTATTGCCAGATGGCAGGATTGGCATTGGGATCTTAGAGACTTATAGCTCTCAGGTTGCTATCGATGAGCTGGCTATGGCGGCAAGTATAAAGGCTTGGTGCGACATCTATAAGCCGCGCCTAGTCTGCTTTGACAAGTACGCCACACAGACCATCGCAGATCGCTTATCTAATGCTGGAGTTGTGGTCGAGGATGTCTCAGGACAGCAGTTCTACAAAGCCTGTGGCGACCTCCTAGAAAGCTTGGTAAACCACCGAGTTGTTCACAATGGACAGGCTGAGTTCATCCAGCAGATGAATAACTGTGCAGCTAAGGTCAATGACAGCGCGTGGCGCATCATTAAGCGCAAGTCAGCGGGTGACATTTCAGCACCTATCGGTATCGCCATGGCTGTATCAAAGCTTATGATCCCTCAGCCTAAGCCACAGATTTATACTTAGACACGCCCTAGCATGTTGTCTAATTACTTGACAAATGCTACACTTTATGACTATGGGTCTATTCCGCAAAACTGAAGCAATCAATAATGATCAGCGTTCATCGCTTTTAGCGCAATACGCCCCTTCTATTATGGGAGAAAATCTCAACTCCCTTTACAACTACATCATGCCTAAGGTGCAGCGACATGAGGCGATGTCTGTACCATCAGTAGCTAGATGCCGCAACCTTTTAAGTGGAGTGGTTGCAGACTTGCCACTCAACTTGTATCGCAAGTCATCAGGTGAAGAGCTAGGCAATCCGATTTGGGTAGATCAGCCAGCAATCAACCAACCGCGATCAGTAACAATGGCGTGGACTGTTGATTCACTTCTCATGTATGGCGTTGCTTATTGGCAGGTTACAGAAGTCTATGCAGAAGATGGTCGTCCTTCTCGCTTTAAGTGGATTCCAAATGTCAAGGTTACATTTGAGACTGATCTCTATGGCATGGAGATTACTCAGTATTACATCGATGCAGTTGCAGTACCAATGCAAGGACTTGGATCTATCGTTACATTCCAAGCGTTCGATGAAGGTATCTTAGAGCGCGGATCTGAAACAATCAGAGCTGCAATTGATCTACGCAAGGCAGCAGTTGTAGCAGCATCTACTCCGATGCCTTCTGGAGTGCTACGCAATAACGGAGCAGACCTTGATCCTAAAGAGGTTGCAGGATTACTTGCTGCATGGAAGAACGCTCGCAACAATCGCTCTACTGCTTACCTAACATCTACTCTTGAGTATCAGCCAACATCATTCTCACCAAAGGACATGATGTATGACGAGGCGCAGCAATTCCTAGCAACAGAGATTGCTCGACTTTGCAACATTCCTGCCTACTTGCTATCAGCAGAAGCCAACAACTCTATGACATACGCAAATGTGCTAGATGAGCGTAAGCAATTCTATGCACTATCTGTCGCTCCCTATGTAAATGCTATTCAGGATCGCTTGTCAATGGATGACATTACAGCTCGCGGCAACGCTGTGCGCTTTGATGTTGATTCTTCATTCTTAGCAACTGAGCCAATGGAGCGATTGCTAGTAATTGAAAAGATGCTATCTCTAGGCTTGATTACAGTCGAGCAAGCGATGGAAATGGAAAACCTAACACCTAACGGAAATGAGGGGATCGCTTAATGGACAAGCAGATCTTAACCTTCTCATCTGAGCTAACAGCCAATGTAGAAGAGCGCACCATCTCTGGCAAGATTGTGCCAGCAGGTACAGGCGAGGTAGGAAATACCTCAGCAGGTAAGGTTATCTTTGAGAAGGGCGCAATTGCACTTCCAGAAGATCCTAAGACTATCAAGTTGCTTAATCAGCATGACATGAGACAGCCTTTAGGTAAGGCGACATCTTTCACAGTCGATGAAGATGGCATCTATGCATCATTTAAGATTTCACGATCTAACCGCGGTACTGAAGCACTTATCCTTGCAGAAGAAGGATTGCAGTCAGGTCTATCAGTAGGGGTAGAAGTTTTACAATCTAAAAACAAGGGTGGCGTGATGGTCGTATCATCTGCCAAACTCTTTGAGGTTTCATTGGTAACCGAGCCAGCTTTTAAGTCTGCTCAGGTTCTCGATGTAGCGGCTGAGGAAACTCCAGAAGCCGTAGAAGAAGAAATCACACCAACAGAAAGCGAGACAGCTGTGGAGAATACTCCAGAGACAGTTGCAGCACCAGCAGTAGAAGCAGCAGCGGTTGAAGCTGCTCGCCCAACTGTAGTGACAGCAACTACATTCGTGCGCGAGCGCGTAGCACCAATCACATCAGCACAATACCTAGAAGCAAACATCAAGGCTGCTCTTGGTGATGACGAGGCTCGCCGCGTAGTACGCGCAGCAGATGACTCAACATCAACAAACACAGGTCTTACACTTGCACCACACCTAAACACATTCATCACAGACACATTTACGGGAAGACCTGCATTTGATGCTGTAACTCGTCAGGCACTTTTGCCAGAGGGCATGAGCTTTACAGTTCCTCGACTTTATGTTAATGCGTCATCAGCTGACACTGCTCCAACAGTTGCAGACACAAACGAAGGCTCAGCACCATCTGAGACAGGCATGACATCAGCCTATGACACAGTCACAGTCGAAAAGTTCAGCGGTCTCCAGAGAGTAAGTTTCGAGCTAATTGATCGCAGCCAACCAGCGTTCATGGAAATCATGATGACTGAACTACGCAAGGCATACGAGAAAGCTACAGATGCAGCTCTTATCGCTAAGTTCATCTCTGCTGGAACAGCAGCAACAAATGTTGCAACAACAGCAGCAGGACTACAGTCATTCATCGCAGTAGAAGGCGCAGCAGCATACAAGGGAACTGGCGGAGATTTCGCTAACAAGCTTGTTGCTTCAACAGACCAGTGGGCAGCTATCGCAGGATACGCAGACACAACAGGTCGCGCACTTTACTCAGCGCAAGGCGCAACATACAACGCTTCAGGTGTAGCTAACGCAACATCTGTCCGCGGTGGCGTACTTGGTACAGATCTAATCGTGGATCACAACATCTCAGCTTCAGGCATCGCAGATGACTCAGCCTTCTTGGTTGCACCATCTTCTGTCTATGCGTGGGAGTCTCCAACAACTCAGCTCCGTGTCAATGTATTGACATCAGGCGAGATCGAAATCAACCTTTACGGATACCTAGCACTTTATGTTGCTAAGTCAGGTAAGGGCGTTCGCCGCTTCGCAGTAGCGTAATTACTAGCAACTAAGTCGCCCTAGGGGGTCAGTAGCCCTCTGACTCCCTAGGGTCTTTAGAAAGGAAACCATGGCACTAACTACAGTCTCAGAACTCCGCACAACGCTCGGAGTCGGTACGCTGTACCCAGATGCCACCTTGCAGGAAGTGTGCGATGCGACAGATGCTGTCCTACTTCCTATGCTGTGGACTAATTCCACATACAACATTGCTCATAGCAACACAGCCACAACAGGCACACTTTATTTTCAGGACAAAGTAGAGAAGGTCTTTTATGTAGGTCAGACTGTATCTATTACAGGCAACGGATCTAAGCACAACGGCAATAAGACTCTGACTGGTGTAGGCGATTACTCAATCACTTACAACATCACAGGCAACAACAACACCCCAGCAGTAGAGCATCCAGTCCAGCCATTCGGCACAGTCTCAGGTGATACCTATGTGGACTGGTCAGCAGATTTAGCAATTCAGCAAGCAGCTTTAATGATATCTGTTGAGATCTGGCAAGCGCGTACTGCAACCCTTTCGGGCAGTAACCTTGTTGATTTCCAGCCAAGCCCTTATCGAATGAGCGCACAGCTTCTCGCTAAGGTGCGAGGATTGATCGCACACGCCCTAGCACCTACCTCGATGGTTGGCTAATGACTGTTGCCATCACGACACTACGCACCACATTAGCGACTGCTTTAGTCAATAACGCTAAGTGGCAGACCTTTGCATTTCCACCTGCAACTGTCCTTGCGAACAGCGTGATCGTGTCTCCAGATGATCCTTACTTGACACCTAACAATAACTCTCAGATTTCTATTAGCCCTCTGGCTAATTTTAAGATTGTAATGACTGTGCCTTTATTCGATAATGAAGGCAACCTCAATGGCATTGAAGATACTGTGGTCAGCGTGTTCGCACTACTGGCAGCATCTTCTCTGGTCTATAATGTAAGCGCAATCAGCGCGCCTAGTGTTCTCAACGCTGCAAGCGGTGATCTGCTCAGCTGTGAGATGTCCGTATCAATCCTAACGAGTTGGAGCTAAGCATGACCGAGTGGGAAAAAGAGCAGGAAGCTTTCTTGATCAAGATCGGTCAGGCAAAGCCAGCAACACCAAAGCCAGTTACCAAGAAAGACGAGGAATAATCCAATGGCTGTATTTCTAAATAACGGAGTTTCGGTCACTGTGAACTCAGTCGATCTAAGCGACCATGTAACAAGCATTACAATCAACCGCACATTCGATGAGCTAGAAGTAACAGCGATGGGTGACTCAGGTCACAAGTTCGTTAAGGGTCTAGAAGCATCATCAATCACAATTGATTTCCTAAACGACACAGCTACAGGTGAAGTCCTACAGACTTTGCAGGCTGCGTGGGGAACATCTGTACCAGTAGTCATCAAGCAGACAAGCGCAGCAGTGTCAGCTACAAACCCAAGCTACACAATGACATGCCTAGTAAACAACACAACCGACATCAATGGTTCAGTTGCAGACCTAAGCACACAGTCAGTAACATGGAATGTAAACGGCACGATCGCAGTAGCAACTGCATAATTAACTAAACAAAGGGGCAAACCATGGCAAGACTAAAGATAGTTCGTACAGATGGAAGCGTACTAGAAGGCGAGATCACCCCAGCGGTGGAATACGCATTTGAGCAGTACGCTAAAAAGGGCTTCCATAAGGCGTTCCGCGATGAAGAAAAGCAGAGCGATGTCTATTGGTTGGCATGGGAAGTAACACGCAGGTCAGGTGAGTCTGTTAAGCCTTTCGGGATGGAGTTCATCGAGGGATTAAAATCCGTCGAAGTTTTGGACTCTGACCCTTTAGCTTAAAGCGGGATCTCCCATTCACCTACCTAATTGCTAGGCTAAGCATTAGGTTAGGGATCTCGCCTCAGCAGTTGTTGGATTTAGATAAGACAATGCTCGATGCATTAGTGCAGGGGCTAAAGGACGAAGCAAAGGAGATCAGCGATGCAAATAGAGCTACGCGGAAACGCTGATCTTCGTAAAGCTTTACGCAGATTCGCTCCCGATCTAGAGAAGTCTCTAAAGGTCGAGATGAAACGCGGACTTGCTCCAGTTGCTAAAGCAGCTAGGGGCTTTGTGCCATCTCAGTCACCTCTAAGTGGCTGGGCTGGTCGTTCATTTAGTGAGGGAACATTCCCAATCTTTAATGCTTCTACAATCAAAGCCAAGATTGGTTACACCACAGCAACCTCAAAGCCCAACGCTAAAGGCTTTAGCACAATGGCCAGAGTATTTAATGACTCTCGCGCAGGTGCTATCTATGAGTCTGCTGGTCGTAATGGAGATCAAGGTCAGCCATGGGTAGGGCCAAAAGGCCCAGCAGGTAAAAAGTTTTCACATTCTCGCAACCCTAAAGCTGGAGAACAATTTATCGCTGCGCTTCCACCTCTTAGCGGCAGCCTTAAAGGTCGCGGTCGTTTAATCTTTAAGGCTTGGGCACTTGATAAAGGTAGAGCCGAAGGTATAGTCAATAAGGCTATTTCGACAGCAGAACAAGAATTGCTAAAGCGTTCTAGAGCTAACTCACTAAGGAGCGCAGCGTGAATTATAACGAAGTTATCAATATTGCATCCAAGTTTGATGCTAAAGGATTTAAGCAGGCTGAGACTGCACTTGGCAAGTTATCTAACACTGCTAAAAAGACAGCAGGTAGCCTAGGTCTAGCCTTTGGTGCTGCCGCTATTACTCAATACGGCAAGGCAGCAGCTAAAGCCTTTGCAGAAGATGAAGCAGCAGCCCTTCGACTTAATCGAGCAGTAGAAAATCTAGGCATTGGCTTTGCTAATCCAGCGATCGCTGATTACATCTCTAATTTAGAACGATCAGCAGCGGTTGCAGATGACATCCTTCGCCCAGCCTTTCAAGGGTTGCTTACAACTACTGGGTCATTAGTTCAGTCTCAGAAGCTTCTCAATGATGCAATCACAATTAGTCGCGCATCTGGCATTGACCTTGCCACAGTTACAGAGGATCTAGGCAAAGGCTACATTGGTATTACAAAGGGTCTGGTCAAGTACAACACAGGCTTAACTAGAGCAGAGCTCCAATCTAAGTCATTCAATGAGATCCTTGGTATTACTCTAAAGCGTTCAGCAGGTGCAGCAGAGGATTACCTAGACACTACAGCTTACAAGTTTGATGTTCTAAGCGTTGCGACTTCTAACGCTTCAGAGATTATTGGCGGCGGTTTAATCGATGCCTTTGCCCTAGTAGGTGGCGGCACGGATGCCAATGATGCAGCCTTTGTAATTGAGGGCATTGCTACTGCTCTAAGCAAGGTAACAGTCCAAGCAGGTCGAACAATTGGCGTTATTCCGACCCTTATTAACAATCTAAAGAATCTGCCTAAGAACATTTTTGCTGGCTTTGCTGGCGCACAACTGGGTGTGAACATTGCCATTCCGCAAAAAGAGGAAGAAGTCAAGCTCACTCTTACTCAGAAAAGGCAGCAAGAATTACTAGCCAAGCTAGAAAAGGATGCCCTAAAGCGCGAGCGCGAGAGACTTGCTCTAAAGAATAAGCAACTAGCAGCAGACAAAGCTAAGGCGATTATCGCTAAGGGTGAAGCTGCTCTACTCAAAGGTAATGAAGTCTTTGACCTTGACAAGATCCAAGTTGCGGCAGCTCTTACATCACAGGCTGAGCAACTAGGCAAGGCAACCAGCATGGCACAGGTCACACAGATCGCTAACGATACTGCCCGCCTAAATGTCAAGAAGTCAATCTCAGACCTTGAAGATGCTATTGCAGCCAAGGACGAGAGAGCGATCATTGCTGCAACCGCCAAGCTCAACGAGGACATCAAGATCCTTGGCACTTTGACCAAGCAAGACCTCAAACTCCAAGACATTAAATCTATCCTTGACAGCCTAAAGCCTAAGGACTTAATCAACTTAGAAAACCTAGAAGCTGCACTTGCTTTGCTAGGACAAATCTCATTAGCCAATGGCGCAATGGGTGGCACTTTTGGCGGTGGCAAGGTTGCATCTCCTATCGTTACTACAGCAAGCGTGGCAGCGGCTATCGGCGCGCGCTCAGGCTATGACATCTCAGGTGCTACAGATCCACGCGTAGCCTATGGCGGTCAGAGAATTGACAGCGCGGGTAACTACAATAGTTTCAATGCTGAAATGGCTTATGCCATGGGTGCAGGTCGATACCAAGGATCATCAACAGGTAACACAATCGTGGTTAATACAGGCGTGGGAGATCCTAACGCTATTGCAGAAGCAATCGATCAAGTCCTAACAGATGCAGTCCAGCGCGGTACTTTGAGAGGAACATTCGCAACCTCATGACATGGCTTCCAGAGTGGCGAGTGACAGTTGGTGATGATGTCTATACGACTGTCACCTCTGTTTCCTATGCTTCTGGTCGCTTAGACATTGACAAGCAATGCACAGCGGGATACTGCCGCGTGGAGATTATCAACACAGATAACACACCTTTTACCATCAATGTTACAGAGCCAATCCTTTTAGAGCTTAAGAACTCAAGCGGCACTTATGTCACAGTATTTGGTGGAGAAGTATCAGACTTTAACATTGGGGTTAGAAGCCCTGAGGAGACTGGCTACATCACCACAGGCACAATCTTAGGCATTGGCTCACTTGCCAGACTGACTAAGGCTATCTATAACACAGCCCTTGCAGAAGGCTTAGACGGGGCACAGATCAGCGCAATCCTTGGTGCAGCTCTTAACTTGTCATGGGCAGAAGTAACACCAACAGTTACATGGGATACCTACCCAGTAGATGTCACATGGGAAAATGCTGAGTCTTACATTGGCACAATCGACTCAGGCTTCTACACCATGATTGCCCTTGCCGCTGATCCTTCCGCTAAGTCTCAGACCCTTGCAGATCAGATTGCTCAGAGCGCGTTAGGGCAGCTACATGAGGACAATGATGGGAATGTCTCCTATGACGATGCAGACCACAGATCTAACTATCTCTCAGCAAATGGCTTTACTAACATCGATGGGGCATATGCAACACCAAGCTCTATCACTAGCACAACTCAGATTGCTCGCATCCGTAACAGCCTTATCTATCGCTACGCCACAGGATACGCAAGCACCTACAGTACCTCAGATACCGACTCTATAGCCTCTTACGGGCTCTTTGAGAGGTCTTTCGACTCTAACATCAAGAACCTTGCAGACATCACGGATATCGCCTCTAGAGAGCTTTTATTGCGTAAGAACCCACGCGGCTCATTAGGTGCGATTACATTCCGCCTAGATAACCCAGACATGCCAGATGCTATGCGTAATGACCTTATTGGGGTCTTTTTTGGTCAGCCTGTCTTGATTACCAATCTGCCTAGCAATCTGCTAGAGGGTCAATTCGATGGCTTTGTGGAGAATGTGGCACTTAGGGCTACTCCTAGCTTTACTGAGATTACCCTTTATGTCTCAGCGACAGACTTCTCACTTAGCACGACACAATGGGAAACAGTATTACCAGCCACCTTAGCGTGGACTGGTGTCAATGCTATACTAACATGGACAAATGCGACAGGAGCTTTAACCTAATGGCAACTACTACCACCAATTATGGCTTTGACATTCCAACAAGCTCAGACCTTGTTAAGAATGGTGCTACAGCTATTGCAGAGCTTGGTCAAGACATTGACACATTTCTTGCAGGAAGCCCCGTAACCACTGCTGGTAAAAATGCCATTATCAACGGAAACTTTGACATCTGGCAACGAGGCACATCCAGCACATCAAACGGCACATACAACACTGCTGATCGCTGGTGGAATTACACAAACTTAGGCACAACCACATGGTCTAGGGAAAGCACTATTGTTCCAACTGGATCTTTGTATTCAATGAAAAGCACTCAGTCAGTTGCAACAGCAACAAACTGGCAAATGAACCAAGCTATTGAAACTTTAAACGCTGTTCAGTTTGCAGGAAAAACAGTTACTGTATCTGCTCAATTTTGTGCGTCAGCTAGCACGACAGTATTTCTTTCAATAAGTTACTCAACTTCTACAGATGTAGCACCGACTGGATCTTGGACAGGCATTTCAGCAACAAGCGGCACAACAAGTGCAACATCTGCGACAACCGCATCTTTTACTCAGTTGCAGGCTCAATACGCTATTCCTTCAACTGCAAAATCTATTCTTGTTGCTATTGTATCTAGTAGTGTGGCATCTGGTACTAGCATTTATGTCGGAAAAGTACAATTAGAACAAGGGTCTAAAATGACTCAGTTCTCTCGCGCAGGTGGAACTATCCAAGGGGAATTAGCCGCTTGTCAGCGTTACTACTGGCGAGCAACGCCAGCGATTACAAACTTCGGAGTCGCTTACGCTACAAATGGCGCACAATTACAAGTCAATAATCCTGTGCCAATGCGCGTAAAAGGTTCATCTGTTGATTATTCAGGCTTATCATTGGCTGACACAGTGAATACACTCACCACAGTCAGCTCATTATCAATCAACTCTGGAAGCACACCTGAGTTTAGCCTTTTCTTAGCGGCAGGAAACACGCCTGTCGCTTTAACTCAATTTAGAAGTTATTACCTAAGCGGAACTTATTTAGGAGTGAGTGCAGAACTATGACAGTTTCATTTATTACAGACAAAGATGGCATTGATCACGCAATTATTGAAAATGCAGATGGCGAGTTTACCTCAATGCCTAAGTCGGTTTATGAGGAGCAATTAGCTAATGAAGCCCAAGCTCTCTAAGGCGGCTGTTCAGCTACGCGAGCAATTCGATGACTCGTTCCCAGATCGTGACCGCACATCGGATGGTTGGATCGGTGATACCCGACACTCTGCTCGCAAGTCTGATCATAATCCAGATGAGCAGGGCTGGTGTCGTGCCCTTGATGTGGACAAAGATCTCCACAAAGGCGGAAAGCCAGATGTCATGGGAGATCTTGCTGATCAGTTACGCACCTTATCCAAGTCAAAAACAGACAAGCGTATTGCTTACATCATTTACGATGGGCGCATCTGCTCCAGCATCCTTAACTGGAAATGGCGCAAATACACAGGGGCTAACAAACACACTAAGCACATGCATGTTAGCTTTAAAAAAGAAGCTGACAATGATGGTGCTTTTTTTCAAGTACCTATGTTAGGAGCATCTAATGGATAATCTACTTCTCATCATCGCTGGCATTGCAGGTGTTGCAATCCTTCCAGCAATCCGCACAGCGATTAAGTCATACCGCGCTCGTAAGTCAGCTGCTGACATCCTTGTAGATGCGTTAGAAGCTGCCATTGACGAGGTAGATAAAAAGTGACACAAGCAGACTTCTTCACGCTTTACATCGCCACCATAGCCGCGCTTGGTGGCTTGTCAGGCTATGTCATCACTCACTTACTCTCTGAGATTAAGCGACTCAACACGCGAGTAGATGAGATCTATAACATCCTCCTAGACAGGTAGCATTGTGCTATGGCAAGAAAAGCATCTAAGGCATTAGAAGATCAAGGCTACTCAAAGCTTGATGCTTACTGCATTGGCTTGCATGAGTATTGGAAATCATTGCGTAAGGCTGGCTTTGCAGAAGGCATTGCCCTGTTCATGATTACTGACACTCAGTCCTACCCACATTGGATCTTGCCAGACCCAATCGATCCTGAGAAGTTCGGGAATTATGAGGATGAGGATGACGATTAAAAAAATACTGGTAATTCCAGACATGCAGATTCCCCTGCATGATGCACATGTCACCGCTAATTTAATTCGTTTTGCACGATCTTTCAAGGCTGATCAGACTGTTACCCTTGGCGATGAAATGGACATGACAGAGCTTGGTCGTTGGAGTGAAGGACGAGCAGATTGGTTTGCTCAGACTCTAGGAGATAACCGAGATATGACTGTGGACATTCTCTGGGAGCTGGGCGTGAGCGACATGATCCGTAGTAACCATACGGACAGACTTTACAATCAGATAAGCAGTAAGATCCCAGCATTGGGAGCATTACCTGAATTGCGCTTTGAGAAGTTTCTTAAACTAGATGAATTGGGCATTAAGTTTTGGCGTGATGAGATGCCGATTGCGCCTAACTGGATTGCAGTCCATGGAGACCACACACCGATCAAGCCACAGGGGGGCTTATCCGCCTTGGAAGGGGCTCGTAGGCGTGGTAAATCCACTATTTCGGGTCACACGCACAGAGCTGGCAGATCATCGTTCTCAGAGGCTTCTGGAGGGCGTATAGGGCGTGTCCTGCATGGTGTAGAAAGCGGGCACATCATGGATGTCTCTCGTGCGAGCTATACCCATGGGGTTATGAATTGGCAGCAAGCGTTTTCTATCATTTATGTTAAAGGCAAGAATGTGCAAGTTGATCTTATTTACATTGAAAAGAACGGCACATTTATAGTCAATGGCAAGGTTTACGGGCGAGCCAGATAGGTCTAAATTTAGGTCTAAATCGTTATCATTTCGTTATCAGAATGTGCTTGATTCGTCTGACATCTGTGAAACACTAATCCTGTAGCCAATCAAGGGCATTGGCACAGTTAGGTTAAAAAATGAACAGCTTAGACACATTGCTAGAACGCCTAGTTTCACGCTATGCAGCTAATCTTGGTCTATCAATTGATCAATCAGAGCAGATGGTTCGCGAGATCGCAATCTGTGCCATTCAGGGCTACAACACACGCGCTGAGTTAATTACCCTAGTAAAGACAGCGATGGTGGCTGCATGAGCAACACAGACAAGCTTCTATTGATCTGCATCCTAGGCATGATAGTAGGCTTTATCTTTATCATCATAGATGTGCAACGCACAGCCTATAAGAAGGGTGTGCGCGATGGATACCATCGTGGGCGTACCTACAAGGGTCAAGAATGAAAGCCAATGAAATCCTACTCACAGCCACAGACACAATCTCTGAGCGTGGGCTTTCGTATGGTCACCCTGCGGATAACCTGCAACACACCGCAATGCTCCTCTCAGCATACTTACAGACACCGATCCATGATTATCAAGTCGCAGGGATCATGGTGCTCGTTAAGCTTGCGAGGACTAATCAATCAGCAGACAAGATTGACCATTGGCTAGACATGGCTAGTTATGCAGCTATTGGTGGACAACTAGCAACAGAGGAGAACGAGCTTTATGTTTAATCTTTCGGAGTATGAAACTGTGGACAGCAGAATCCACCAATTCTATAGCGATTTTAAGGATGGCAGAATTGTCACCGAGATGGAATTGATCGACATGGAGAAGGGTCATGTGATCTTTAAGGCTTATATCTACAAGGACTCAGTACGAACAATGCCAGATGCCACAGGTTATGCGGATGGCTTTCGCAAAGATCGTGGAGTCGATGCTCAATTCTGGATTAACAATGCCGAGACGAGCAGCATCGGAAGAGCTTTAGCAAATCTAGGATTATCAGCTAAGGGTAAAAGACCTAGTGCTGAGGAGATGGCACAAGTAAATGCGACTCAAGCTCCTAAGGTAGTTGCTAAGTCCACGCCTAAGCCACCTGTTCAAGAGGTCAAGTCAGATGATCAGGATTATTGGACAACGCCTGTAGGTCAGTACAACAAGGTCGTGGATGCGCCTGTAACCCTTGAAAAGGCTATGGAGAACATCTCAGCAATCATTGGAACACCTGAAGCTGTAGAAGCTCCTACCTGCGAGCATGGGCACATGCGCTTTAAGGAAGGCGAGAAGAATGGCAAGCCGTGGGGTGGGTATTTCTGTGACTCAGCAATCTCATCGGCTCATCGATGCCCTACTTTGTGGTATCAGCTTGGATCAGATGGAAAATGGCAACCTCAAAAGAAATGGGCATAAAATGGGCTTTGTAGAATACTTTGATGAGACAACAGGCGAGTGGACTAATCTAGAAGATGTGCCACTCTTTGACACTATCAATTGTCAGCTGTGCAACGAGCCAACAGCAGCTCATGACATCGTGGCAGAGATCCACTTTAAGGATGATCAGCCAGTCGTGGGTGCGTGGCAATGCAGGAAGTGTAAGACAGTCAATGGCTAAATACTTTATCACCCCAGCTCATTATCCATCGGCTCGTTATGACTTCAGCGGTTATGGCGGGGTCAATAACTGCTCACAATGCGATGACTTTCATCATACTAACGAGTATGTTAGAGATGATGGTCTAGTTGTATGGTTCTGCACTAAGTGTGAGGACAAGCTTGAGCTGTGACACAGCATAGGAAACACAGAGGTTTCCGTACAGAACGCGTAGTCGCACAGTACCTATCGACTGTGTGGAGTGGTGCAACTGTCGGAAGAGGTAGCGGCAAGGACATTGTGAATGTGCCCTTTGATGTTGAAGTCAAGGCAAGATCAGGCTTTCAACCATTGGCGTACTTAAAGCAATTAAAAGCCCGCACATCCGTTTCGGGGGAACTCGGTTTCGGGGTAATACGACTAAACGGACAGGGTGAAGATGCTAGTGAGTATGCCGCCATCATCCGTTTAGAGGATCTATTGCCGCTACTTATATTAAAGTATGGTCATCTTGATAGCGAACCCACAGAGGCAGACATTGACCGCTGCACAGGCTGTGGGTCTTACATGATAAGGAAGTGCCTAACATGCCAGCCTATGATTACACATGCAGAGAATGTGATCTCAGTCAAGAAATTAGTCACGGATGGCACGATAGACCAGTAATACCTTGCACATATTGTAATGAGCCTATGGTTAAGGTTATCTCAGCTAATCCAATTCACTTCAAGGGAACAGGTTGGGGCAAAGATTGAAACATGAAGAGCTTCAATTAAAGGTTTATCAGATCTATAAGTACAACGATGCAGATGATCAAAATGGTACAGCTAATTGGGTTGATGTCGATAAGGCTCTTCTATCCTTGCTTTCAGTTGTAGCTTTGCACAGTCCAGAGGTAACTGATGGGCTTGTTTGGTGTACTGGATGCGATGCTACACAGCTTTACCCATGCCAAACTTTAAGAGTAATTGTCAAAGATTTGTTTAAATAGTTATCCACAGAAGTTATCCACAGGGCAAGGAAAGGTGATCTCAATGAAGCGACACGCCGCTCTGACCAGCACTTTTAGTTATGTACTTGACCTTACTGCTACCCTGTCAGGGCAGAGCCTCTCAAAGGCTCACCCCGAGCCCCTTAGGGGCGTAGCTCGGGGGGTGCTAGCAGGGTTGATGGGAGTCCTATGCTTCTTGCCTGAAGCAGGTAGCTCTATACCAAGCCAACCAGAACTAACACCAAGAGAGTATGCATCTATATTAGTTGATGATAAACAACAGATGAAATGCCTTGGCTTACTATGGGGTAAGGAAAGCGCATGGAATTGGAAAGCCCAGTCAGGTAGTCATTATGGTATTCCTCAAGGCAGATCTATCTATCTAAAGACTGCATCTATAGAGCAACAGATTAAGTGGGGCTTGAAGTACATACACAATAGATACGAGTATGATACTTGTAAGGCATGGCAGCATTGGAAGGATTACAATTGGCACTAGATAAGCTGAACTCTCGTAGGTATAGAGAGCAGCGTGAACGCATCTTCTCTAGAGATGGAAGAGTCTGTCAATTGTGTGGCACAGATGAGGGTGAGATGCACATCGATCACATCATCCCACGCAAGGCAGGTGGAGACCATAGCCTTGACAATCTAAGGGTGTTATGTAAGTCATGCAACCTGCGCAAAGGTGCGCTCAATGAGGGTGTTTTTTTAGCACGAGCGGCTAC